GGTGTATCTAAAAATTTATTTATACATTCAATTTGATAATCACGTAATATAATCTTTTCACCAGCTAATTGGTGCTTTTTTGGCCATGTTTTATGTTGAAATGTTGTTTCATCTACATGAGCGAACCGAAAATCATATATATTTCTAAGGTCATTGACATCTATTTCATAACCTTGATTCATTATAATGGGTAATACTCTATCAAGTAAATTAGTGTATGTTATTCCGCCAACTGTAAAGTAACTCGTACACCCATCCCATCTGCCTAATTTGTATGCTGGTACATGAAACGCATACGGAAGAAAGAATTTTAATTCTTTTTCACATTTTCTACGGGTGGTGATATCTAAACCTTCTACTTTACAATTTACTTCATCTCTTAAAGTAATTTTACATTTCATAAAAGTTTATATCCTTTAGTAGTTATATAATACACTATAGTACAGAAAAAGTCAATAGTTATCACAAATATTTAGCCATAAAAAAAGCCCTTTCGGGCTTTTTTCTAAAATTTATTTTTGTTATGCTCTTCGCATACAAGTAACTTCAGCAGTTCGTTTCCACTTATCATTGCCAAAACTCTTTTTCAAGTCTGCAAGTTTAGTTACCATACGCAAACTAATTTCACGCATTCTGTCTTTATTATCAAGCATGAAGCCCATAATTTCTGCTTCTTCTTTAGAAGTAAATTGGTATTCATTAAGCATACCATCTGCAACGATTTGCTTACATCTTAAAATCTTTTCACGCATTGTATCCATTGTAAGATCTAAATAATGACAACGTGACATAATTGCCGCTAAGTGATCTGCAATTTTACCACGTACATTATCAAATTTAAGGTTAGTAATAAAAATAACAGAACCATTAAATTCAAATGTATCTGGAATTCCTTCCCTACGTAATAATGAACTATCTGTGTTCCAACACAATTTTCTCTTCTTACAAGAATCAAGTGCCGCTTTAAGTAAGTTAAGTGATGTTTCATCGTATAATACTGTATCACAGTCATCTAATACTAATACACTTTTACTATTTGAATTATTAAAAAGTACCTTGTACAAACCAATTGCACTAGAAGCACCTTTAACAGTTTCGAATTTTGTTCCGTTACCAGCCATAACATCAAACAAACTATTCTTTTCTAATACTTGTTCAACACCAAAACTTTTACCAACGCCTGGAGGTCCTGTAACTACCATACCACGCACAACACCATCAATTGAGGCTTGTGTCATTTCATCTAATATAGTGAAACGTTCTCGCATACGTTCCATAATCTGTGCATCTGTTTCGTTTGGATTATCTTTTACCTGATTTGGTAAAACTTCAACAATAGTCTCGCCTTTACGATTTTTACGAGCTCTTTTTGGTTGCATTCTTGCCATTTATTGACTCCTTCTTTTATTAACTATAACTATAGTATACAGTAAGACGTCTTACTTGTCAACCTATATACCGTCTTTTTTTCACTTTTTTTGCTGGTGTAAGTCATTGATATTGTTAACTTTTTATAATTATTTTCAATTATATACAATACAATACCATTTAATACCTAACTCTTCACAGATTTTAAGTATTTCTGGCAATTCTTCTCTGGGGAAATCGTGTGTAATGTAGTCATTATATGCTTTATAACAAACTATTCTCATTATTCATAGAATTGGGCCCAATATAAAAATGGGCCCAATTATCTGATGCATCAGCAATAAATTATGCTAATACTCGTCTTTTAGCAATTGTGTACTTGTTAGTATGTCTACCAACACATCCATCTTCAACTGCTACAGCTCTCACGTCAAAACCTTCTTCTCTTAATTCAGAAAGTCTTGCACCTGGAGATGCGATATCTAGTTTATCTCTTAGATCATCTGCAGTAAATGATTTACCATTTCCCCAGAATTTCGCTAAGATTTTTTGATTTTGAGTACCTTCTTTGAAAAATCTAGTACCCACTTTTGCTTTTACTTTTGGCATTTTAACTCCTTTGTAGTTATTATGTCAAATAGCATATTGCTATTTAAATACAATATTATACTAGTTTTGCTAATTTGTCAACCTTTAAAAACCCTTATACTTCAAGGATTTTTACTCTATTAAGCATAGTTTCTTTAGCATTTGAATACTTGGATAATTCGTGTTTATTAACTGTACCACGAATTTTAATGGTTTTATCTGAAATAATATCACTAATATCAGGTTGATCTCTCCACCAAAACTTAATAATATCTTTTTTAGCATAAACTGTAGTAATCATATATATGTCACTAGTTTGAATATATTTAACATCCAGCACTTTTACACTAATATTATAACGTTTGCTTTTTTCTCCAAAATATTGACTACTATGTTTCAAAGCAGACATCTTATCTTCTACTTTTTCACGTTTTTTATCAATACTTACACTATGAGGCAAACTAGCAATAATACTTACAGCAAATTTATTAATATCTGGGTCATTTAGTACTTTTGCAACGTTTTGCTCAAAATTGTTAAGATTATTAGTCATTTTCTTAAGCATCAACTTACCATTGATATTATCTATAAGAGCATTAGCCTCATCATATTGTTCTTGTGTGAATTTAACTCTTGTATCTAAATATTGTGCCATTATGACCGTTTTGTTGTCAAATGTCTCTATAGGATCAATATCTGGATTACTGTTATCCGTATATCCTTGCCCAGATCTAACAAAACCTTGCTTATTATGTACCGCAATAGCGGCACACATTACATCACTAACTGTACTATATGGAAATGGTGTTTTTCTAGTCATTTTGGACTCCACTGGAATTATTAAATCATTATCAAACATTTATTTATAAGTATATTATATAGCAAGACATCTTACTTGTCAACCGAAAAAGCCATCTTCCTCGTCAATTTTCGCCATTTGTTCTACTAACTGCTCACTTGATTGATTTTGCCAATCAGGAAAATATTTGTCAAGAAGTACATTATCACGCTCATAGTACTGTGTAACTGCATCTTTCATTGTTTGTGTATATTCTATTTCTAAAAATTCTTCTAGTTTTTCCAAATTTTTATTATGTAACCAATCTTTAATATCAATATACAATATACTATCAGTTGTATGTTTCATCTCTTTTGGCCATTGACCAAACCTATATGGTGGATGATCTTGACCTAACAAATGAGTCTTATCAAGTAATTTAATACATTGTAGTAATACTCCACGTCTTTCGTACATTGGATCTTTTGTGTATAATCTAACTACTGGCAATGTTCGTGTAGTTATGTGATCATGAGAGTTAGTTATAATTGGCTTACCATGCCAAGTGCTGTAATATTCTACAGTATCGTCAGTTTGATGTTTGTTCTCTAGTATTGGTCCTATTAAATCATAATCTGGATCTGATTCATTACGTTCAATAGCCTCGTAACTGTAAGCATTAAGTTTCTCTGAACGACAAAAGGATTTAAAATAATAAAATTTATCTGTATTAGTAACAATGTTACCAATAAAAAATTCACCGTGGAATCCACCTGGATACAATACAATGATACTTTTCATGTTATTCTCTATAACGAAATATCCTCTAACCCTGCCGCTCTGAGCTTAACAATGTTATTAATTTGAAATCCTTTAGCCTCTAGTGCTTTAATTATTCCAATGTACTTGTTTCGTACTAAACTAAAATCATTAATAAGATATTGTAAATCTACAACTTCTTGTTCGCCATCTACAAATTTATCTGCATCACGTGAACTAAGTGCTTTGTTATAACTTTCTAAAAACTTACGAAATGTTTGGGCTCGTAATTTACGCATCTCAGTATTGAGAAATTCAAGTATTGCTTCAACTTCTTGCAGTTGATTGAACCTATGCTCTACAATACCTGGCATTTCTCTACTGTGCTTTTCTAATATACCTTTCATACTACATTCAAACCTTGCTTCTTCGATTTGTTTCTCAAAGTGTGTAATAGCAGGAACTATTTCTCCCAAATTAGATGTAACTTTACGATACCATGTACTCATTAGTAATCCATTTCCTCATCATTTTCGTCATGCTCAGAATAAATATCATCTTCCTCTTCTTCTTCAGAGAAATGAAGATCTAATGCTTCTGCTAAGTATTCACAATGATCTGCTATTTCTTTGTAAGCTGGTTTAAGATCAAATCCAAAATCCTCCATATGATTTAAAGTTTTACGAGCCCATTCTAGCTTATCTTTGTCTGCTATAAATTCTTGTGCTTCATCATATAAATTAAAAATAAATTCAAAATCTCCATCAGTTAAGTTCATACATTTTCCTCCGTAGTTTCTTCAGTTTTTTCAGCATCAGCTACTTCATCGTCATATTCTGACATTATTGTATCTAATGCACCATCTTTATTTGCATTCCATGGTTTACGAAACATTTTAATTATTTCACCTGTTACAGGACTAGTGTATTCTAAACTATTTCCACTTTTAACTAGCAAACCTTTTGCTTCAAAAAAGTCTGTTAGTCCACTATGCACACTCATACCTGTTTCATATGGAATTTCAACTTGCACTGATTCAAATGGTTTTGCATAACGTGATTTCATTACTTTACACGCCGCTCTAATTCCAAATACCTGACTAGTTTTATTTCCATCAGCATCTATTTTTAATTTAAGTTTCTTCATTGCAATAACAATACTTGATGCATATATAAATCCTTGTCCGCCAGATATCTTATCATCTGGATCAAACATATCTTGTGATGCATATGTATGGTTAGTTGCTAGTAATCCTACGTTGTATTGTCCAAACATATTAACTGTGTTACGTACTAATGATGTGAGTGCTTTAGGTTTACGACCCATATCACCCTTCATATCACCTTTATTAAACTGATCAACATCTGTTGGAGTTAGTAGCATACCCAACGAATCAACTACAAATAACACTTTAGGTCTTTCATCTGATTCTGAATCAGCATACTCTGCCTTGTAATCTTTCATAAAGTCACTAATTGTTTTAGCAACATCATCAATCATACTCATGTTTAATTTTAGTAGTTTTTCTGGGGCTGTGTCTACGTTCAATGCATGTAGCCATTTCTCATCGAGTGCGTTTTCCGAATCAATAAGAATAACAAAAATGCCTTGGTCTTGTGCCGCTTTAACTACGTTACCTGCGGCAATAAATGATTTACCTGCACCGCTTTCGCCTGCAAGTACTGTTACTTTACCTAATGGAATGCCTTTGTTAAAGTCATTGCTAATAAGTTTGTTTAATGTGTAATTTCCGGTACTAATCCAAGTATCTGGGTCGTTGAATCCAACGCTCAATCCAGGAACACTTTTAGTAATACTTTTTCGGAATTTACTTACGTCAAATGGTCTTGCCATAATTTTCTCCTTCTAAGAGTGGGGGATTTTACCCCCCACTAATTTATATTACTTATTGTTTTCTATTTCTAATAGCTGTCAATATGTCCTGAGCACTCGGTGTTTCAGTTGGCGTTGCAGTTGCAGTAGCCATTTCTGGCTCTTTTGTTTCTGCTACTGGAGTAGTTGCCGCGACTGGTGTCGTTTCTACTACTGGTGCCTCTGGTGCTGGTGCTGGTGCTGGTGCTGTTGCAGTTGTTGCCTCAGGTGCAGTTGTTTTTGCTCCTGTTGCCAACGGTGCATCTACACCAAATGGACGATAGTAAGAACCAAAACGAGCTGGATCATACAACTGCCCATCAACACTTGCTTCGAACATTTCGAATATAGCATTTAGAGTTTCAGCGTCTGGTCTTTTAGGAAGATAATCATTTAAATTATACAAACCGTGTTTTGCAATTGCATCACGTTCTGCTTGATCTAAACTACGCTCCCTACGAGCCCAATTAGATGTGCTGTAATCAGCATATTGACCTTTGGTAGATTTTTTAACTGTAAAATCTGTACCTGCTTCATAGTCAGTTGGAATTTCCTGAAATTCAGGATCCATTAGTGCTGAACTAATAATTTTATAAATTTGAGGTGAAATTACAAAACGTCGAATTGGATTTTCAGGAACTGTGTCCTCTTGCAATTCGCTTTGTGTTACAAATCCTTGAAAGATGTAAGAACGTTTCTTCCAATATTTACGACCCATGTCTTCCATAGTAGGGTCTTTAAACCAAGGACGAATCTCTGCGTGAACAGGACATTGTTCGCCCCACATTTCAACGCATGGAACTTGTACTGTTACAGGTTTAGTTTCGTCTTGACCTTTTACACCTGGAAATTGCAAACGAATCATTTGACGTTCTTTCCAAAAGAACGTATTACTTTCGTCTGAATCAGGTAAGAAACGTAGTGTTGCACTAGTTCCTTCTGGAATATTCCAATGTGTGAAAATGGCGTTATCGCCAGTTGTGTTGGAGCTTGAGCTCCTTGTTTCCTGTGCTTGTAGTTTTGCACGGATTTCTGCTAAAGATGCCATAATGTTTCTCCTTTATTAGCCTTTAATAGTTTTTCGTGTAATCTATTGATTACTTTTGCCTTTAGTTGCCCATACAGTATACACTTTATAGTACCTACTGTCAAGTACTTTTTTAAGAAAAGTTATGCAACTTTTCTACGTAAGTCAATTAAAATTGATTCTGCAAGTTCTTCTACTTCTACTTTTTCTTTTGAAGACGTTTTATAAGTCTTGTCTAAGTATTTTGTAATCTTATCGAGTAAAATAACATGCTGATTAGGCAAGTTATATAACTCACTTCCAAGATGACTTAGTAGATTAAATGCTTCATCATTTTTACTTGATATAGCGAGATAAGATAGCATTGCACTTAATTTTGCCATTGCACCCATTCCACCTGACCACTTGATAGGATCTTCGTTGTCAGGATGTTCTGGATCGTTTGGATCAAGAGTAAGTTTAAAATCTTCCTTGTTCTTTATCATTTCGTATAAACGCATGATATATTGTTTAGTTAGATCTGTCATGCTATCCTTCTCTTTTACAATACGAGCTACTGTTTCTAAGACCGCATCCATATTCGCAGTCTTAAATGTATTGTACATGAACTTGTCAGTTATGTCAACCGCTTCTTTATCATTTTCTTCTACA